GGGCGTGACGCCGGAGAGCAGGCCGGATGAAGCGCGGGACGCCAGCGAGATACCCATGCTGATAGCCGGGTTCGCAATCGGCGTCGGCATCGGAGCGGCACTGCTCGCGGTGGCGTGGCTGATTCTGGAAGCTGTTGGTGCATGAACTACTACAACGAATTTGACAAGAAAGCAGTGGCGTGGCTGCGCGCGCTGATCGCCGATGGCCTGATACCACTGGGAGAAGTCGATGAACGATCTATTGTTGAAGTGCAACCCGCCGACCTGCGCGGATTCACGCAGTGCCATTTCTTCGCCGGAATCGGCGGATGGCCCCTCGCCTTGCAGCTTGCCGGGTGGCCTGCAAGCCGACCTGTTTGGACTGGAAGCTGTCCCTGCCAGCCGTTCAGCGCGGCGGGCAAGCGCAAAGGTACCGCAGACCATCGCCACCTATGGCCAGAGTTCGCCCGTCTCATTGGCGAGTGCCGCCCTGCAACGGTCTTTGGCGAACAGGTTGCAAGCAAGGATGGACGTGAATGGCTCGCCGGAGTATTCGCTGACTTGGAAGGCATGGGATATGCCGCAGCGGGAGCCGATCTGTGCGCTGCGGGCACGGGCAAGAAAAGAGAAAGCGAGCGCATCGGTGACCGCCTTGCTGACCTTGTGGCAGCAGAATATGGCGAACATCTTCGAGAAGCATTTTGGGATTGGTGGTACAGGAGAGGATTGTACGCGGAGTTTGATTGCTACCCTGGCGCGCCGCACATCCGGCAGCGGCTGTTCTGGGTGGCAGACGGTGGATACAGCAACATCACAAGGGGCAAGGAAGCCGAATGGCAAGCGCGGGATGCGTCCATTCGAGATTGCATTGATGGCGGACCTGTCGGGCCGGCCGACGGTGCAAAACAGGGAGAGCGCCGGCGGGGACTACTCAGACCCGGACAAGGCGCTGGCGGGCTTTCACACGCCGGTAGTGCGGGATCACCGGAACAGCAATGGCGACGGGAGCAACCCGAGAGACCTTCCCCGCCAGGCTTCTGGAGCGATTACGACATCATTCCCTTCCGAGACGGCAAAGCGCGGCGCATTGAATCCGGGCTTGAGCCGCTGGCTCATGGGGTATCCGGTTTCGTGGCTATTGGCGCTGGCGAAGGTGCCGCACAAGCGGAAACCGTCGGGTACTACCATCGCGTAACGGCGCTCAAGGGCTTCGGCAACGCCATCCTGCCCCAGGTCGCTGCGCGGTATATAATTTCAACAATGGAAGCTGTCGCGCTATGACGAATTCAGATAACATGCGCGCGCGCCTTCTTCGGGGTGTGCCGTGCCACGATAGGCAGATGGGTACGCTATCCGACATCGAGCGCACCGAATGGGACTGGGAGTTCATCCAGCTTTGCATGAACCGCGTTTTCATGGGCGCGTTCAGGTACGGCAGCATTCGGGAGAACCAGCACGCGATTTACCGGCCAGACGAGATGCGGCGGCGGATTCGGCTGTACGAATCGACCGGCAACAAAGAGTACCTATGCGACATTGCCAACATGGCTTTGCTAGAATTCAAGTATCCGGCCGTTGATGGTGCCCATTTTGAGAGCGTCGACGACGGTCAACACTGCAAAAGGAGCGGCGAATGAAGGCCCACGATAAGGCGGCGACTATCGAGGCGTATAAGCGGCTGGGGAGTAAGCGGGCGGTGGCTGTGGAGTTGGGGATAGGCCGCGCGACGGTTCAGCGGCACCTGAAGGATGCCACGTTGGAGGAATACACGGTCGAGCCGTTGCCGTCTGTCGAGTTGGGGCCGGAGGAATTGTGGCTGGCGCGCAAAAAGCACTTCGACCGCGTGAACCAGGCGCACACCGCGCGGAAGCTGATTCAGGTGAAGGTGAAGCTAGACGGGCCTGTGGGGATTCTGCACTTTGGCGACCCGCACACGGACGGGGACACAGACCTGCACCAGCTTGAGGAGCACGCGCGCATCGTCCGCGAGACGCCAGGCTTGTTCGCGGGTAACATCGGCGACCAGCAAAACAATTGGATTGGTCGGCTGCAACGGCTGTACGGCGAACAGAGCACGAGCGCGAAGGAGGCTTGGATTCTGACCGAGCACTTCCTTGGCATGGTGAAGGATTGGCTTTACCTTGTCGGCGGCAATCACGATGCATGGGTTGGGGCGAATGACCCGCTCCAGTGGATTATGCGCGGCAACAGCGGGCCGTTCGAGTATCACGGATGCCGCCTGAATCTCACCTTCCCGAATGGCCGCGAGGTGCGCGTAAATGCCCGCCACGACTTCCATGGGCACTCACAGTGGAACGTGGTGCATGGACCGTCTAAAGCCGCTCAGATGGGCTGGAGAGACCATATCCTCGTATGCGGGCACAAGCACACCACGGGCTACACCATCGTGAAAGACCCGGCGAGCGACCTGATAAGCCATGCGATAAGGGTTGCGACTTACAAAATACACGATGAACACGCCCGCGCGCAGGGGTTCCCTGACCACAACATAAGCCCGTGTTGCGTGACGGTGATTGACCCGGCCGCCACCATGGAGCGCAATCTCGTTCAGGTGCTCTTCGACGCCCAGCACGGCGCTGATTACCTGACCTGGCGCCGGGGCAAGAAGTAGATGGTCAAGCAAGTCAAGGTCGGGGCGGTCCGCTACCGCGTCGAGTACGTCGAGAGCCTTCCCGACATGGGGGAGTGCGACGAGATGGCAGCGACGATTCGGATACGCAGGGGTTAGCGCCAGATACCGAGCGCGTGACCCTCATCCACGAGGTTCTACACGCCGCGCTGTTCGCCCTTGGACATCGGAAGCATTCCGAGCTAATTGTAGACGGCCTGGCCTACCAGCTTGTGCAAATTTTGCGCGACAACCCCGGCCTGATTGACAAATAACCTGCAATAGTGTACAGTAACAGCGCGCTGCTGCAACCAGCGCAGACAAGGAAGCCGATACAATGAGAACAATCCCATTTCCCGCCCCTGATTCGAGGTGCCGCTGTCGTCGGTTCGGCCGCATCCCGTTGCAAGTCAGGGGCGGGTTTCTTTTTGGAGCGGAATATGAAGCGTAAAAAGTGTAGAGAGTGCTCACTGGGCGACCCTGTCGTTGTTAAAACCGGACATGACCTTTACGATGTTTCTTGGAAATGCCTTGAATGCGGCAAGGTGGGTGAAGAGTACGCAATACGGCTAACAGAGAAGGGTAAACTGTCTGGCGTTTGTGACGCAGCATCATTGGCTTTTGCGCTAAAAATGATGGTATTGGCTGTACGAGATAATGACCAATACGCCTATTATTCTGGAAATTAGCATGGCAGGATACTCCAAACTCGATTGCGGCATCGTGGATTCGTCTTTATGGGAAATGCCCCATGAGTATCTGCGCGTCTGGATTGCCATGCTGGCGAAGTGTGACGCGAGCGGATGCGTTCGTGTAGCAGCCCCGGCGATGGCTCGCCTGTGTCACCTTGACAGGCCCGCGCTGGATGCTGTCATTGACACGTTCTGTGCGCCCGACCCCGAAAGCCGTACACCCGATAACGAGGGGCGGCGTTTGCAGCGCGTTGATGGTGGCTGGCAGATTTTGAACTACGCGAAGTACCGCGAAGGATTGAAGCAACCCGACCTAAGTACAGACAGGACAAGGAGATTTAGAGAGAAACAAAGGGAACGGTCGGGAACGGTCGGGAACGGTACGAAACGCTCCGGAACGCCTAAGCAGAGGCATAGTGCAAAGGCAGATGCAGAAGCAAAGGCAGAAGCAGTAATACCCCCCCAAAGCCCCCCACAGGGGGGAGAGTCCGAAAAGTCTGTTGACCCCTTCGCCCAATTCTGGCAAGCCTACCCCCGCCGACTGTCCAAGGGGCAGGCGATCAAGGCATGGGAGCAGGTAGACGGCAAGAAGCACCTCGCGGCAATCCTCGCGAGCATCGAGCAACACAAGCGTTCGCCGCTATGGCTGAAAGACGGCGGAACTTTCATACAGTACCCGGCAACGTGGCTGCGGGCGCGCGGCTGGGAAAACGACCTATCAGACGAATCAACACGCGGAGGAAAGACTCAGAAAGAACTCGACATGAAAGCACAGCTACAAAGGGACATTCAGCTACTAATGGGAGATTGTGAAGGATGAACACGCAAATCGCATACGGGGAGTTTCTTGCATCAAAGCGGGCGATTCCACAATCAGTTGGATTCGACGCTACCTACATGCCCGAGGTGCTTTACCAGTTCCAGCGCGAGGCGGTAGCAATCGCCACTCACAGAGGGCGCAACGCCATGTTTCAGGATTGCGGGATGGGCAAAACCATTCAGCAAATCACATGGGCGCAGAACGTCCATCAACACACATCAAAACCAGTCTTGATTGTTGCACCACTTGCTGTAGGGCCGCAGACAGCGCGCGAGGGCATGAAGCACCTAAACATCGACGTTGATCAAGTGCGCGACGGTAGCCAAGTCCGCAACGGAATCAGCGTCACGAATTACGAAATGTTGGAGCGGTTTGACCCGTCCGACTTCGGCGGCATCGTGCTGGACGAATCAGGCATTCTGAAAGGATACAGCGGGAAGTTTCGCAGATTCGTGACGGACTTTGCCGCGCAGATTCCGTATCGGTTGCCATGCTCCGCAACGCCCGCGCCGAATGACTTGATTGAGATTATCAACCACGCGGAGTTTCTTGGTGTGTTGCGCGGCAAAGAAGCTATTGCGATGTTCTTCATTCAGGATGGCAACACCACACACAAGTGGAGACTGAAGGGGCACGCGGCACGCCCGTTTTGGGAATGGGTTGCCGGGTGGGCTATCGCGATGCAAAAGCCGTCCGACCTTGGCGACTTCGACGATGGGCAATTCAAGCTGCCGGAATTGCGAGTGGTACAGCATACGGTTGGCGGGCACGTTACAGATGGGTTCCTGTTCCCTATCGAGGCACAGACACTTCAAGAGCGGTCCATGGCGCGCCGCGAGAGCATCGCGGACCGAGTGAAGGTAATCGCAGACATCGCGAACAGCACGACAGACCCAATGATCGTATGGTGCGGGCTGAATCAAGAATCTGAAGCACTTACCGCAGCAATTAACGGCGCGGTGGAAGTGCGCGGCAGCGACACGCCAGACCAAAAGAGCGAACGCATGATGGGCTTTACGGATGGCACGCACAGGGTCATAGTGACAAAGCCGTCTATCGCTGGCCATGGCATGAACTGGCAGCACTGCAACCTAATGGGATTTGTTGGGCTGTCGGACTCGTACGAGCAATACTATCAGGCCGTGCGTCGGTGCTGGCGATACGGCCAAAAGAAACAAGTCACGGCGCACATTGCTTGCGCCGACACCGAAGGCGCTGTGCTGGCAAACATCGAAAGGAAAGACCGCCAGCAGCACGAAATGATGAAAATGATCGTAGCCCACATGGGGACCGTGTGGCACGATGCGAAGGGACGCGGAGCCTACGAACAACAGCAGGGATTTACCCTGCCCAACTGGATGGGAGTATAGGGAATGCAATCGGTTATCAAGGACGAATACGCAATATACAACGCGGACTGCGTGGAATTCGCGCGCACACTGCCAGAGAACAGCATCGGGCTTTCCGTTTTTTCGCCGCCGTTTCCCGGCATGTATGCCTACACTGACAGCGAGCGCGACATGGGCAACTGTGCAAACATCGAACAGATGATGGGGCACTTTCAGTACCTTATCCCAGCGTTGTACATGGCAACCATGCCTGGGCGTTCATGCGCAATTCACCTAACACAAGAGCCCATCTTCGCGTTTCAAGAGGGGTACAGCGGGCTGCGTGACTTTCGTGGCGACATGATTCGCGCTATGCAAGCGGAAGGATGGGTGCTGCGTTCGGAGCGCATGATTGACAAGTGCCCGATTCTGAAGGCGGCGCGCACAAAGGATGCTGGACTCGCGATGAAGTCTGGCGCACAAGATTCTGCGCGATGGACCGGCACTATGCCAGACTACCTTTTGCAGTTCACAAAGCGCGGAGACAACCCCGTGCCGATTCGTGCGCTAATTGACCATCCATCGCGCAAAGACCTTTGCAATCCCGATGGGTGGATTACCGCCGAAGAATGGAAGTGGTGGGCGTCTGCGGTGTGGTGGAATAAGAAGCGCCACACTCCAGACGGCGGCATTTCCGAGACAGACGTGCTCCGCAACTTCACAGAAGGCAAGGATGAAGACGACGAAAAGCACCTATGCCCGCTACAGCTTGGCGTGATTGAGCGGTGCATCAAGCTGTGGAGCGCGCCAGGCGATACGGTCTATTCGCCATTTCTTGGTATCGGCAGCGAGGGGTACATGGCACTTAAGCTGCGCCGCCGATTCATCGGCACAGAACTCAAACCAAGCTATTTCAACGTGGCTGCGCGCAATCTGGAAGATGTTATCAGAGTGCGTGATTCCGATGATGGGTTCCTGCCGTTCGTCGCGGATGAAGAACCGGACGACGATTCATCTATGGAATAGCCCAATGATTCACTGCAAGGTGTGCAACGCGGAAATGGATGAACCGGAGGATACCGGCGATGTGGTCGAGTCGCCGGGCCTTCGGGCGTTCATCGAATCGGCGCGGAACTCGATATGCTGCGATGATTGCATTGAGGCGATGGACCGCCGCCGGGCGATAGATGACCGCTTCCGATGGGCGATTGAGTCTGGCGACATTCCGCCGCCGATGTGGCATCAAGGGTTCAAGCACTCCGACCAGGCAATAGAGGCGCTTAATCCCGCCGCATGGGCCGCTGCAAGGTCGTACAGGCGCACGGATGGCAGTCTGTGGGTGTCTGGTAGCCCTGGCGTTGGAAAGTCGCGCATGGCGGCTGCTATCGCTCACAAGGCGATTGTCTCTGGCGTGACGGCGTGCTTTGTGCCGATTCGGGCTGTTGTCGTGGCGCTTCAAAAGTTCGATGACGGTCGCGTCATGCTTGCGAGG